CTTTGTAAAACTTCTTCAAACTGACTTAAGTCGTAAAAATATTGTTCGAATATCATCATTTGAGCTTGGTTAGCTAGCAAGTTAAATTCTTGAGGTGTTATATAACCTCTCTGCTCTTTGTTAGCTATACTAAGTACTCTTTGATATACCGTGTCTATACTTACTGCCATATTTTTTATTTTTTATAGTAAAGGGCCACATATAGTGACCCCACTATAAGTGACTGTTAAAGTCTTTTTTGTATTGAATTAAGAACCTCCATACCTTCATCGGTTTTAAACCAAGCGGCTAATGCCGAGTAAGGGTGTTCTTCTAATGGAACTGTAAATAGTTTTCTACCATTACTAGCCCATTGGAATGTTCTGTTGTTAGCAGACATTTTAATAATGTTAGCTTCCACTGCTTTTAAACCTATATTTCTAAGCTCTACGTTATCATCTTGTAGTAACTCTAAGAAAACACTAGGATTGTTTCTAGCCATAAGTAGTATATCTCTTTTTATTTCTTTAGAGGTCATTTTACTTACTGCACCACCAACTTCTACTCTTAACATTGCTTCCGCATGTTCTATGTCTAATCCTTTAGCAGCTATTAAAGCTTCTATTTCTGCTTCCATATAAGCAACATCTTCTTCAGCATTTTTTACTTCATCATGCTCATAATAAATAATATTTTTTAGAGGGTGATAAAGTGATAATAACTTTTGAAGTGCTTGTAATCTTTTTGGTACCATTAAAACACCATTTCTAAAAGCTATATGACCAAGTGTGGCTACGCCTTTTTGATCTTTAACTATAGGTGAGTTCATGTTTGTAGCGTACCTAAGTTCTTCATTAGTTCCGTTTTCTTCGTCAAACCATAACATAGGTTTTCTTCTAGTATGCTTAGATGGTATAACGTATAAAACTGGACTTGAATCGCCTTTTAAGCGATATATTCTATCTTTTATTTGCCAACCATTAGGTTGAGCTATTTTTTGTTTTGCCATAATATAATATAATTAAAAAGTTAAAAAATAAAAGCCGAGGGAGCCGAAGCTCCCTTTGCTTTTAATTATTGTGTTGGTTATGAGTCACCAATTACACCGTCAGAAGATTTTAACAATATGAAATTGTTAGCACCTTGAACACATAAACATCTCTCAGATAAGAAATGTACGTTCATAGCGTCTTCGTCAGAAGTAAAGTTACCACCAACAGATCCTGTAATCCAAGATTTCATGCGTCTGTCATCAGCTTCTGAAGCTCTGTATCTAACATGTAAGAAAGGTCTAGCGATATTTTTCCCTAGAACTTGGTCATACACAGTAGATGTTCCAGCTGGTACAACAACACCTTCTACATCTTTAACTAATCCTCTAGTAGTAGAGTCGTTAAGATATTTCCAGTCTGTTTTGTAGAAGTCGTAAGAACCTCTTCTGAAACCAGAGAAACCTAGATTAAGAGCCATATCTTCAGAGTTGTCAAATACACCGTAAGATGTACCTCCAGTTCCGTAAGAATTTTGAGCTGCTAGCATGTTATCGATTGCTAATGAAACTCCTCTATTAAGGAATAACATGTTTTCTTCGATAGCACCTTGCTTGTCTAATTCTTGTAAGATATTGTCAAAATCAGCTAAACCATCGTCAGCTTGTGCACCACCAAAGTCAGCGTCTGAATAAATCAAACCTCTTTCTTCAATAGCACTAAACATACCTTGAGTACCTTTAACAGTAAAACTGTTAGATCCAGCACCTGGGTCAGCAGTAAATGTGTGACCAGCTTTTTCAGATTCGATCATAACCATTTCTAGTTGATCTTCAAATCTTAATCTAGCTTCGTGCTCAGATTTTAAGTACCATAAGTAACCTGATGTTCCAACCTCAGTTGTAACTTCAACCCAACCAATCTGTGCAGTATCAGAACCGTTTACAGAATATTTGTCTCTAATGATAATTGGTGAATTGTTAAAGTACTCGCTTTTAGCGTTTACTGTATTACCAACATTAATAGATCCTTTTCCATATTCAGAACCGTATACAAAAACAGAGATACCAGTTGTAGCACCACTGTTATCAAAAGCAATACCAGATCCGTTTAAAGCACTTACCTTGTAAGGTACTGCAGTAACTTCCGCGCCTGATACACCAGTTACGTAGCATTTTGCAACTTTACCACCTTTACTTACTATAATGGTGTCACCGCTATTAATATAAGCAGCGTCTCCAGATGAAGCAAAAGTTAGTTTGTTTGCAGCAGCATCCCCAGCAGCAGCTAACGACACGTCGTTAAATGCAATGTGAATTCTACCTTGTTCCGCCCAAACAACTTGATCAGAAGCCATTGGCATTTCAGCGCCAACCATTCTTAAAAATCCGCCAACCGTTCTGTTTCCATAACGTTCAACTTCTTTTTCGTATACTTCTGGTAAAAATTGTTTAGTGAAATCAAAATCACCACCTGTTATTGACAGGTAGTTACCGGCAAATAAAGTTTTGTCCGGTCTTGGAGTAAGGTGAGCAGCAGCTGCACCTGAACCTCCGAATGATCCTAAAGCCATAATTTTTAATTTTTAAATGTTATTTTCTAATTTTAATTTTAAAGTCATTAGAAGAATCACCAGTTAAAGCTCTTATTTTAAAACCTCCAACATCTTGCACTTTTTCGTGAGCACCTCTAGGCGCCATGTCAACGTTTTTGGCTCTAGCTACACTATCCTTGATAGCATCAGCTTTACCTTGTTCATAAAAGTGTTGAGCAACTAAGTCAGGGTTCATAGCTGTGAATAAAGATTTGTGATAACCCGCGGCGTCGTTAATCTCATTGTTTTCGTTTAAAAACGGTTTAACAAAGTTATTAATATCGCTTTGACTTTTCTTAATCTTATCAGCATCCTTGACATTAAATCTATATTTCTTATCTCCAACCTTAAAATCAAAACCTTTGAATTTATCAGAGAAGACATTATCTGTCTTTTTTAAGAATACAGACTGCTGTTGTTCATTAACTTTAGTCTCTTCATTATAACGATTGAAAAAATCTACAGCCTTTTTTTGCTCCTCATTTAACTGAGAACCAGCCTTAATTTCTTCGTAATATTTGGACTTTAACCCGTCCAGGTGGCTTTTGGCATTTGCAACCTGCTCTTTTAACGCCAATTTTTTTCTTTTAACAACTACTTCTTCGTCCTCTTCTTCATTATAACTAAAATTATCTTCTAATAAAAAGTTAACTTCGTCATCATTAAGATGAGGTTTAGTTGTTTTATAGTATTCCTTTAATAAAGACTTGTCATCATGCTGACTATAGTCTTGATTAAGTTTTACATAATCTTGTAAACTACCTCCAGTTTCTTCAATAAAGTCAACTACTTTTTGAATATTCTCAGGTAGTGGTTTACCAGTTTGTTGAGCTTGTTCTATCTTTTCCTCTACTTCATCTTGTAGATCTTCAACTTGCTCTTGAACCTCTTCTTCTGTTACTTCTTGTAAAACAGGTTCTTCTTCTGGTTTTTCCTCTTCAACGGGTTGAGGTTCGGTTTCTGTGTTTATTTGATTTGTCTGTGCTGTTGGGTTTTTATCCTCAACACTAGTTAAATCTAACTTAATAGTACCGTCCTCTAGTACCTCGTTTTTAGGTTTTTCTTGCTCTTGCTCAACTTGTGGTTGCTCCTCAGCAACTACTTCGTCTTTTTGTTCAATTGTCTCTTCAACAACTTCTTCAAGAGGCTTGTTTTCATCTTGGTTTTCTGCCATAATATAATATTATAAAATTTAACAAATGTTATCTTGGATCAAAAGTATTTAATCCAAATCCACCACCTAATATATCATTACTTGACGATTCAAAGTTTTTAGGTGGTTTTCCGCTTTTTCTTTGATCGATTAATTCAGATTGTTGAGATGCTTGTATTTTAGTACGATCATCTTTTCTATCTTCTTTATATTTTTCTTTATCATTAACTGTTTGCTGCTCTAACTTTTTTAACCTCATGTTAATCATAAACTCATGATTCATTAACTCTTTTTTAAGCATAGCTTCTTGTTGTAGTTTAGTTAAATCTAAACTTGATTGTTGTTGAGCTAAACTTAACTTCTGCTGTGTAAGAGCTTGTTGTTTTTGAACCTCTGCCTCAGCTGCAACTTGTTGTGTTTGAGCATTAGCTTGAGCTTGAGCTTGTATGTTTGCTTGCTGAGCTTGTTGATCAGCTGCTATTTTCTTTTTCCTTCTTATTTTAAGTAACTGATTAGCTAGCTTAACGTTTTTAATATCTCTAAGATCAATAGCATCTTC